AGCATCCCCGGTGTCTGGAGCGCGGGCATCGGCCGGTGGCGGGGTCGCCGGCGTCGACGTCGGCGCGACCGGAACCACGTTGATCACGTAGTAGACGCTGCCCAGGCGGGCCAGCAGCAGGATGTTGCCCGCCGCGACGGTGAGTCCGGTAGCGACCCGGGCCGTGACCTGAATTCCGCCGACTTTCACGAGGCAGGCGTTGGAGGTGACCGCTGTCAGGGCGGTGCCTCGCACCACGCCCTTCCCGGCGAGGGAGACGCGGGTGTCGGCGAAGTCGGCCACTTCACCTCCTACAGGACGCGGACGGTGAGGGTCTGCTCGCCGGGCGAGTAGGGCAGGCTCAACTGCTCGATGGCGCAGCGGGCGTTGGTGAGGCCGGCGCCTGTGACGGAGAGGATGTCGCCCGGGACCAGGCCCGGGTGCGGGACCATCGTGACGCTGAGCCTGCGGAACGCCTGGCGGCGCAGGAGCTTCATCTGCGCGGCGGCGGCCGTCCGGCACTGCGCGACCGTGGTCAGCAGGCTCGACTGGTAGGGGTAGGGCACGGGCAGCGGGTTGAACGGGCCGCCGTACTGGTAGGGGCTGGTGCCGTCGCCGTCATAGACGACGCCCTGGAGTTGGTTCCCCTGGCTGTCTTCGCCCTGGGCGACGACGCAGTTGAAGGCACCGTCCCGGCTGGTGGATCCCTGCCAGCGGACGACGGTGCCAGTCGCCGCGTTGTCGCTGATCGACAGGACAGGTGAGCCGGCATCGGTGACTGGCTCAATGAGCAGGAAGCCGTCCTCGGTGACGCGTTCGGCCGCGCCCCACGCGGTGAGAACTTCGCTGACGGCGGCGAGCCGGTCGGAGTCCCACTGCATGCCGATCGGTACGGTCCGGTCGACGAGAGTTCCGTCGAACGACACGGTGAGGGCCGGTTCGACGAGCGCCCTGATGACGGACCCGAGGGTGTCGGTGCTGGAGGGCTGGAACGGGGCGATCAGTGATGCCTCGTCGATGAGGGTGAGCAGCCCCGCAGCGTTGACGGACACGGTGTCGCCGTCGGTCGAACTTTCCGTGATGAGGAACCAGCCGCGGTTGATCCACTCGAAGTGTCCGCCGACGTCGACGCCGTAGTCGATGCGGAGGATCTGCCCGTAGGCGGCGAGCGGGTGGGCGGGGTCGGTTCCCGGGTCCCAGTCGTAGCCGCCGTCGCGGCGGGGCACGGTGAGGCTGATCTGTTCGGGGACAGCGAGGGAGCGGTCGCGGCTCTCGCTGCCGTCGGAGATGGGGATGCCGTCGGCAAGGAGGACACCGCCGAGCCAGGACTCGGCGCGGATGCTCATGGTGTAGCTGCCCTGGACAACGGCGAGGGCGGTTGTCGACATATCGAGCATGTCAGGGTCCGAAGTCGTACTGCGCGATGGACAGGAGCGTGCCGGGGAAGAACGCCGAGATGTCGCTGAGGATGCTGAAGTTGTTCGCGATGTCCTGGAGGGTGAATCCGGCGGCTTCCATCACGGCCGGCCAGTCGTCGGCCTTGGCCAGGTTGAGCGCGAACCAGCGGTAGGTGTCGTACCAGTTGGGTGACTCGGTGTCGTCGATCAGCGCGTAGGTGCCGTCGAGGCGAGCGAGGCTGACCTGCTTGCGGACGAGGATCGTGCCCTCGGTGGCGCTGTCGAGGAGTTCGTTGAGCGCGTCGCCGTCGTCGTCGGTCTCGGTGCGGACGGTGATCGTGCCGGAGCGGGTGGATCGCGGCTTGCCGACGACGACGATCCGCCCGTTCACGTTGAACTGGGTGGCGTCCCGCTCCCGCTTCCATTCCAGTGGTGATTCGATTTTCACTGCGGCGCCGACTCCGCGGATCGCGTCCGAGATGACGTCGCTGGTGACGGTGGAGGTGATCGGTGAAGCTGTGATCGTCCACTGGGTGCCGTTGACGTCGGTGAGGACGGCCGAGTAGGTGAGGCTGATCCCGAACGGCTGCTCGGCGTCGACCCGCAGGAAGGATGCCTGGCCGGTGACGTCGACGCTGGATCCGGCGCGCACCGACTCGAGGTCCGAGCCTGCTTGGCGGAGCAGGCTGACGGTGACGATGTCGTCCCCGGTCAGGCCGGTCGCCGAGACCAGGTTGCGGGGCGGGAAGACGGACTGTGCGCTCACGCTGATGCTGGAGCTGGCCTCGCGGACGCGGAGCATGCCGGCGACACCGGTGTTGGCGGCCGACAGCGTCGTGGTCACCGTCGGGGCCTGCGTACCGGATCCAGCCGTGACGCTGGTGTCGGCATTCGTGAGCCGGGCGCCGTTCCCGGAGGTGATGGCGTCGCCGAGGTGAGACGTCGCCGTGTTGAACGTGATGCCGGAGGCCGTGGCGGCCCTGGCGCTCGTCGACACGGTCTGGCCCGGCCAGGCGTAGCCGAGGACGCAGAAGTCGCCGCTCGTAAACGTGAGGGCCGTCGAGCAGGCGGCGGAGAACGCGGTGTGGGAAACCGTGTCCTGCCCGAAGGTGACCGCCCACCGCCAGCCGGTGCCCGCGGTCCGGGCCAGCGTGATGATCCGGGCGCCGATCACCGACCCGGACGACCCGGTCGGGATCGCCGTCGTCGGGGCGGTGTCCCCGGCGACCAGTTGGCGCACGAAGAAGGTGAGGCGCCGCGGCCCGGTGTTCAGGCCGAAGGAACCGCCGCCGCCCGAGAAGGACCCGGCGAGGGTCCATCCGGACGGCGTCGACGGCACCGAGTCCAGGGTGTGCCCGGACACGACCTGGAGGACCGCCAGCTGCCCGGCCGTGAAAGAGGCCGGGATGGCCGGAGCGACGGTGTCCGTGTGCTGCGCGAGCGCGCCGCTCGTGACGTAGGAGATCGTCATCAGCTCCTCCGTCCCACCTTCGCCCGATATGCCTGCGCGCTCGCGGACGCCTTGATCTTCGGCTTGACCTGGACGTCGATGAGGTCGCGGAGGCGGTCGTCGTTGAAGTGGACGTGCACCTCCGTCGTGTCGTCCCGGTTCTCCAGCGCGGTCGCGAGCCGGTCCCACAGCGCATCGCTGCGGGCGCTGCTCTGTCCGGCGGCAGTCGGGACGTAGCGGCGGCGCAGGGACACGCCGGTGGCGGTGTCGGCGAGCCGCTGGCTTGCGGCGCCGACGAGGTGGCTGTGCATGTCCATTCCGGCGACCCAGCCGAGGACCACGTTCTTGCCGATCTCGTCGCGCATGACGACCGACGGAGATTTGATCTTCAGGGCCTTCTTGATCTGCTTGACCAGGTCGGCGGCCAGCTTGTTGATCTGCTTCTGCAGATCCTTTTCCGTGGCCTTCAAGCCCGCGAGGAAGCCCTCGCCGGCGTGCTTGCCGGTGTCGTACATCATGTCGGCCATGTCGTTGCCGAAGCTCGTGGCCAACTTGCTGCCACTGCTCAGCTGCTTGTTGAGCTTCGCGATGTCAGTCGTGGTGACGTTCTTCGCGCCGAGGATCGTCGCGAGCTGGCTGCCCGGACCGGCATCGGCAAGCTGCTGGAGCAACGCCTTGCTGGCCCCGCGCGCCTTCAGCGACTTGGTCAGTGCGACGAACGAACTTGCTGTCTTCTGCTGTGCTCCCTGCTGCGAGATCAGATCCTTGACGCTCGTGGCAGACGTCCCCGAGATGGAAAGGAAGTCGCGAATGTTGCCGGCCTGATCGCTGGCGTAGGCCTTCGCCGTGGCGATCGTCTTCTGCACCGAGGCCCGCTTGTCGGCCAGCCCCTCCAGCGTGGCGGCCTTCTTCTGGATCGACTTCGCGGTCCCGTTGTAGCCGGCGTTCAGGAGCTTCGTCGCAATGCTCTTGATCGCCGAGGTGATCGCCGACGACGTACCGGTCTGCAGAGTCTTCAGCAGCCCGGTGGCGATCGTGTTGGCGATGCTCGTCTTCGCGGACCGCTTCGCATTCCTCAGTGCGATCTCGGCGGCCTGGAGCTCCTTCTCCGCAGCCTTGAGCTTCTTCTCGGCCGCGGCCACGCCCTTGCGTCGCCGCTTGGCGCGGGCCACCTCGTCCTTCGCGTCCCGGACCCTTTCCTTGTCCCGCTTCACACGGTCCGAGGCGTTCAGGATCGTGCCCGACGCGTACCCGGGCAGCTTGATGCCGTTGGCCTTGGCGAACGCCATCGACTGCGCGTTGGACAGGACGTCCTCGCCGCCCTTGAAGTTGACGAGCTCCGGCCCCTTCTCGCCGACCCAGGCGAGGCCGCGCGCGGCGCCGCCGGTGCCCTTGGCGTACCAGTGCGGGCTCCTGGCCTGCCACTGCGACCATGCGTTGGTGGGGCTGCCGTACCGGGACTTGATGTACGACAGACCCCACTTGATCTGCGTGGCAGCGTTGGTACGCCAGTCGGAGCCCGCCGAAGCCATCTTGGACGCCGGGAGTGCCTGCGGGATGCCGTAGGCGCCCGACGAGGCGTTCGTCGCCCGGTAGTTCCAGCCCGACTCGCCGTTCCACAGCGCCTTCAGGGCAGGCCACTGAGAGGGCCCCCAGCCATACGACTTGAGGGCCGCCTGCGCGAACTGCTGGGCGCTGCCGGACGTCGAGTTGTCGCCGAGGCCGATCGTGTCGCCGATCGAGCTCAGGGCGTCCAGCGCCTTGCCAGGGAGCTTCTTTACGGCGACGAGGCCCTTGTGGACGATGCGGCTGAGCGCGTGCGGCAGGTCACCGAAGATCTTCTTCGCGATGGTGGTGCCGCTGGTCGTGGCCATGCCCTTGATGAGTCCGCCGACCAGGTGCCCGCCGATGCCCATGAACACGCGGGAAGGCGAGCGGATCCCAAAGAAGTGCTTCACCGCGCTGATGATCGGACTGACCAGGTTCTTCCAGAGCCAGCCGCCGATGCCCTTGACCGCGCCGACAACGCCGGACTTCAGGCCGCTGAGCAGGTAGCCGCCCGCCCTCATAAGCCAGGATCCGGCGCCCTTGAACGCGCCGACGATGGGCCGGATGACGAGGCGGTTGATCCACCCCGAGAGGCCCTTGGCCGCCGACGTCGCTCCCGACTTCAGGCCGGACACCGCCCACTTGCCCGCGGACCACAGCCACTTACCGGCGCCCGTGAAGGCGTCGATGGCCGGCTTGGCGATCGACCGCCACATGAACGACCCGATGCCCTTGGCACCTGCCACCGCACCCGACTTGAGGCCGGACGCAAGCGACTTACCCTTCGACCACAGCCACGATCCGGCACCCCGGAACGCATCGACGACGGGCTTGCCGACCCAGCGCCAGAAGAAGGAGCCGATGGCCTTAGCTCCTGAGACCGCGCCGGACTTGAAGCCGGACGCGACAGAGCGGCCCTTCGACCACAGCCACGTCCCCGCGCCCTTGAAGGCGTCGACGACAGGCTTGCCGACCCAGCGCCAGGCGAAGCCTCCGATCCCCTTGGCGCCGCTCACGATGCCGCGGGTGAAGCCCTTGGCCACCTCGGCGCCCTTGCCGATCAGCCAACTTCCGGCCTTCACGAAGGGCTTGAAGATGAGAGCGACGATCTCGGCGAGCTTGGAGATGAGGAATCCGGCGCCGTCGCGAATACCCCGGCCGAGCCAGAGAATCGCGCCCTTGCCCTTCCGTAGCAGGTCGAGGCCCCATACGCCGATGCGGGTGGTGACCAGTCCGGCTTCGCGCTCGACGACCCGCGCGGCCTCGGGGAAGACCTTGGCGATTCCCTTCCACAGGTTCTCGCCGAAGAACTTCGTGACCTTGCTGAAGCCCTTCTCCAGCAATCCACCGAGCTTCCCGACACCCTTGAGCAGCGGCGCGAAGATCTTCAGGAACGGGAGGTGTTCGAAGACCTTTCCGAAGACGCCAGCGAGGCGCCCGATGGGGATGACCGAGATGACCGCGATGATCGCATCCAGCCAGTGCTTCTTCCAGAAGTCCAGGCTGAAAAGCGGGTCGAACAGGCTGGTGATGAAGCCGATCGCAAGAGGGATCGCGGCTGCGCCGAAGGACTTACCGATCTGCACAAAGTCGATTCCGCCGAGGATCTTGGCGATCTTCTTGGTGAAATCGGCAGAGTGCTTGGCAACCCAGCCGATCGCGTCGCCGAGTCCCTTGCCGAGAACGCTGCCGAGGCCACTCCAGTCGATGTCCTTGAAGCCGCCACTGATGGCGTCATGGATCTGACTGCCGATCTTCTCGGCAGCCGACTTCGGAGGCTTCACCGCCTTCGGCATGGCCAGCAGGCCGGGCGTCGACTTCGGCCTGAAGACCGGCAGCGCCTTGGGGACGAGAGATACAGCCTTCTGCGGCTTCGCGAGCAGCCGCGGCGCCTGCGGGACCGTCAGGGCCATCGAGGGCGTCTTGGGGTTGCTCGGGCCCTTCTTCCCTCCGCCCGTCAGCCCGTCCATGAAGTCGCCGACCATGCCGGACACCGACTTGCCGCCCGTGAGCCCGGACAGGAAGCCGCCGATCGTCGACTTGGCCTCGCCGATGCTCTGC